TATGTATACTTAATTTGGATAGTTCACCTATCCTTTGTTTGATTCGGCCAATGGTCGATACTACTTTGATCGCCGTGATGGTGGTTGCCTACAGCATGCGTTTGCATGGGTATTGTTAGGTGACCGTGAGTACGCCCATCACTAAGCATCTATTGATAACAACCCCATTTACTGTGACTTGCAACGCGCAGTTGACACCGCCAATTTCGTGAGCTCAATGGTAGGCTCAAACTGTGGTGTGTGGCCGGAATTCATTTTCAAAAGAGTAGCCGAGGGGTAATATCATGTTTCTGTCTCTGCCAAAGCAGAATTTGCGGAGAGACAACCGTTGGAACTAGTCAACCCTGACCAACACAGATACGCAATTGAGGCAATCAATTCACTTTATGCTGACCTCAGACCCGATTGTGTTAAAATAAACGGACCAGGATCTGCCCCTCCTCAAAACTGGATTTGTTTTGACACGGACAATGATGGAGGATGTTTACTTCGATCCCTCATGTGGGCATGCTGCAGCACCCTTGAATTCCCCGTGCTTGACGCTGACATTCCACGTTAAACCGTTCCAATTTAAAATGAACAATCGCTCACAGCATTGCTAGAGAGCATTGAAGACATATGTGCCCAAAACGACATACTCGTAAAATTTGACGTTGTACGTTACTAAAACCACGCATTCCACGTGTTTGCACGCAAATTCGCTACCCACGCCAACAATGAGGTTGATGATGATGTCAAAGCTCTAATCCAAATGCTTTACAGGGAATTTACTGAAGATGTGCTTCCATCTGAAGACATAATATGGGTTAACGGGCCAAGTGATTTACCTGGATTTTCTGCCATGATTGATGCTGACAATGGTTGCTTGCATCATCTTGTTCATTATTTGTCATGTACTGAACAAGAGTATCTTGACACGGCTCATACCATCTCAAATGATGTGGCTGTTTTCGATGGTCTGTTTGAATTAAATAATTCAGTGCGTGCCATGGAATATTACATGCGAGAATTAGGCATACCATGTTTTATTCAAATATAATTGACCCAAGGAGCACTATACCATGTTAAAGGCTACACTGAATTGAACCGTCCTTCCCTAAACCCTCAACAAAAGATGATTCTCCGAACCCTTGCATATTGTTCAGTGCGGGATGAAGTAAATGACGAATCAATATTTGTAGGATCACGAATGGTGATAGATTCCGCCAAAGAGGCAGATTAACAAGTGGCTGGAACCCAACCAAATCTTGCCAATATAATGGAGCAACAAGAGGAAGAGAAGCAAAGGCGATCACCCGTTATGAAGATTTACAGAACCCCACCACAGTCGAATGGCGCCAAATCCTAGCAGGCTAATGAGCACGAAGCACCAGCCAAGAACCAAGCCAGAGGTGCTTTTAAACTGTATTACTTTGAATCATAAACCAGTGCTCCACACGATTTCACATAACCATCTATTCACCAATTTGTCCCAATTCACATTGGTAAGAATTGGCAGTACATTTCTTTTCAGTAATATCGCATATTTTACAACAAACTGTCAGTTGGAATGCATAAGGGTGAATCAATGCAGCGTGGAATCATGTTGATTGCCACCACGCCCTTGACCAACAAGCCAATTGACTTGATTGGATTGCGATTCCCAGACTATTTGCTATTCCCACAAGGTCCACTAGGTCAACAAACCATCTCAAAGGGCTTGTTGAGAAATATGGTCATAACTCCACTTGACTTTGCCTACAACATTGATTATGGCAAATTGAAACAGGTTGAACATTTTGGCACCATGACAAGCTATAATGGTCGCGGCAGCATTATTCCAATATGTGCACCAATGAACGACTTTATAGTCAAGCCAGACATTGAGGATTGCATTCAACGTGTTTAAGATGATTTCGCCAATTGGGACACTTTGGTCAACTCCGCTCCTCTCAAAATTTTGGTTAAAGGAGAATATGTGGACTACACATAGGCAACAAGGGTAGCTCGTGATCACTTTAGATAAGCAGATCTGTCTCAAAACAACGCGTAGAATCAGGATAACAAATCCAAACCACAGTATCAACCCAAGAAACCTCAAGGTGAGCAACAAGAAGAGTCAAAAACCGAAGGACCTCCAAGAAACGATGGAACATAGTCTACCACCACGTAACAAGAACCTGCACGTTCAAATGACCAGACCAACCACAATAATCAGCACAACAAGTCAGCATCACACAACGCTGGACAAATGGAGGAGAAGGCAACTGATCAGGGTGACAGTTCTGACGATGATTTTCCATACTGCCCCACTTTTGAGGAAGCGATTGATGCCTTCAATGAACTTGAATATGATCGACAATACTGTGGCCAAACAATTGAATTGACAGCACAGTATTACAACGATATGGTGGATGCTTATGCCGCACATGATTGGGAATCATGTGTATTTTCTACAATAAACGCCGACATGGATGCCATTGTTGATATGTATATGGATGATCGGTTGAACGATGACGGTGCTTTTAATTCAATCTTTCTAAATCTATACAACAAAGTGCTTGGACCATGTGTCCCAGAGGTTGAACGACGCCTGCGCAACGAGCACATTGATTGGGCATTATTTTTATTTTCAGCTTTCTATAGGGACATGATGATTGCGATGACAGTCATCAAATATGCTGACACAACCGCTAAATTGATATAATATCATGGGGAAAAAGTGGTTGATGAGATAAACTTCCTTAGAGGGACATATGAGTTTATCAACAATGTCACATTGGAGCCAATATACCCCAAAACCACACCCAATCAAAACAATTCGACTGATTCTGGCTCATTTGGTGGATCATCTAGCAATAATGCTCCTCCTCTTCCCCCACCTCCATCCACTACTACATCCTCCAATCCACCCAATGACGGTAGAAATGACCTGTTTCCCCCTCTCGTTCCCCCTATCACGACTACAATTAATACTGGGCTAATAATGAATCAGAATTAAGGATTGCCTCCCACAACCCAAGTCAACACAGTAGGTCACAATGCTGGTACGCTCATTAACAATTAAGTTCCCAATGTCCCACAAGGAAATGGGCATAATCACAATCGCCAATTTTTCACCTCTGAGTCGTTGGACATGCAGCAACATGCCAATTTGCTCTAGAGAGCTATAACCTAACGTGGTCCTCAAACATAATCACAAATGTTCACCCACCTTGATCATGGACTAGCCACTCATAATGCCATTGATTTCATGCAGAGGCATGACATCACACAAACATCACTCAAAAAGCCTGGGGATAATTATCACGGTGCAGCAGCGAAAGGGCGCAAGGCTGTCATTTCATTAGCTGCTCGAATCAACAGAGAAAACTTCGATTTTGTTGTAGTCATAGGAGGATGTGCCACTCGTGAAGTTGACTACGGATTCCTGGACTGTCCTGTTGTTTATATTAGCCCTGCCCTATCTACTGCCGATATGGAAGCCTAATCTAAAATTGCCGCCATAATAAATATTGCACACACGAACCTTTATCTTATTCCGGACAAATTGGAAAATGTCACGCGCGATGATATAGTTCTTGCTGCCCAAACCATCCGCCCTGTTACTGAACGGAGTCGTATACTGTGGATTGGCATAAATGTGGCTTGGCACATTGGTGACACAATATGCCCAAAACTATCAAGTGGTGATTTAGTTTACTTCGCAGGATTTTGTTTGTCATCAAGCAGCAGGCTGTGTGATGCCGATTCGATTCTAGAAATATCTGACAAGTCAAACTTCTCTGTTGACGATTGGACGCTAGAACAAATATTGATAGGTGCCCCAGAACGTTACATTCACAGCCCACGATCATTGCTTGATTACAGAGTCTATCACGCCACAGGCTACGGAAATGAAAGTATAACACTGGGATTAACCACTAATGTATTGCAGCAGTAAACACAAGGCACCATGGTTAGATTATACTAAGTTACTCATCAATGGAATAATGGGGTGTAAAACAAGTTAGACATACCAACTATTGGAGGCATAGCTGAAACTCAAATATTGCGTGATGCACCAAAGGAGTACCAACCAATGAACCATGTTAGAATGCACCGACTAATAATCAACACTGTATCAGCGGGTGTCATGTGTTTAATGCCAAATTACATGTGGGCATGGTCATCCAAAACAATTTCATGTTATACCAACACACCAACTAGACAGGCAGCCAGATTGTATAACATTGACCAATCAATATTGGAAATTCCTGAGGTGTAGGAAGCAATGAAGCAGCACATAAATGTCTAAAAGAATTTTATTCTCCATTACCCCACCGTGCCTGTATCACTGACTGAATGTCAAGGATATAATGAGGCCATACAACAAAATGTCAGCGTGCGATCTAGCTCATTCCAACGGATATGGCAAGTTGTCAACCAAACATGGCGTAAAGTGGTAGGTTGGTCTCATTTTTCATTGATCAAGGCTGCAGTGTTCGCGTCACCAGCTCTTTGGGTATGGAACATGTACCACAGAATTAAAATTGGTGCACATACCGGGGTATGGTACAAGTTTGATCTAAACGGAAAGACTCCTACATGGCGTGACAATGTTGTTGAATTGATTCAAGAGGGAAAGATTTCACAACAAAAATGGTATGAGAAGGTTCAATTGAAACCTCAGAGCTGGGAGACGTGGAAGATTGTCACATAATGGGAACTGGGCAAAGAATGGGCCAAAGTCTCACCAATTTTCTAATTTCTGAGCGAGAACAAAGAAAAGATTGCAGTGGCTGCTGGAGCACTTGTACTATCATGTATTGTCTACGATTGGTACTATCAACGCGTCAAGATGCAAATCCCACAAGTGCCATACGGACAATTAACATACGATTAAAAGCTAAGAATAAAAGCACTCAATCTCAAGTATGCGCTCACAAAACAATAGTTTAGCAATGTTGCTTGTCTCACATCAGATGTGCCAGGTCATGAACAGGTTGACAACCCTGTGGGTTCACATGACAGTAGACGCTATTTGAACTCACACGGAATTGGAATAATGATCAAGCCAAATTTCAGATACAACAAGTGGTACAACGAGATGCCTGGAGACAAATGTCAAGACACCATATATGAGGGAAGCCAAGACCATGATGTGATGCCAAATCAATTCGTTCAACGCAACACGAAGGCCACCTTCAAGTTCCAACTCATAAACATGTGTGATGATGAGTTAGACGTTGAGCACAAACGAACCACCGCTGCACTTGATGGTGTAAGACAATTGGAACAATCAATGGCACAGCATGTTAATAACTTTGGTGCACTGGTAGCTTAACAAAACAACGTGCAATAATAACAACAACATGTCACACCTCAACAATAACAGGTACACTTTTAAAACCCAGTGTAATAACCAGGCAGGTCATTGTAATAGCATCAGTAGATTGGAGGCATCCAAAGGAATCAAACTTACCGACCTAGCACATCAAATTCTGTGGCCTCAACTCTTCAATAGTACGGTGATGACGAAGATGATATGGATTTGAGTAGCATGAACAGACGATCGGGAAAGCAACGCAAATAGATACCAACCAATAACCAATCCAAAAAGTAACAACGTGGGCGCCAACGACAAGGTGGCACACCGGGTGGCTAGCAACGTCGTCAAAACAAGTCGCGTCAAAGGAAAAATCGTGGTGGAGAAATGTCAGCACAGGAACTCATGCAATAACCTACTGCTAACATTGCACCACATATGTTCATAAACGGGCGCATGTCTGTCATATCCACTGTTTGTGATATTCCCTCTTTCTTTGAAGAATTCAAACAGGCTGGTGCCATCGCCAACACACATTACGAGATGCGCACGACACGAAAGTTCACATTGTAACCTATTGGCAATTGGTTTGCTCTAGATTTTGAGGCAGACACACGAACAAAAATCTTCAATGCTATTCAAATTGGTGTTCTTGACAACAATGGTGTCGTTCAAGTTGAATTGATTACTGGTCACGATTGCATTTGGTAGGCGCTTCCTTGGTTACAACAACAATACTATTTAGGTAAAGTTGCCGTGGTATGGGACAAAACAATGGAGAGCAAGATATACCCAAATTGTTATGATTTGCAAGCATCACCTGCTCACTCATGCATTGGTGCAAAACAAGGCATGGGTAAAGTTGTACGAGCAACATTTGCCGAAACTATTCCTGAATGGGGATGGGTTAACCAAGTAGACACTGCCTTTTATGACTCCTTTAGCACCCCTTCCATTGACCATTATAACTATGCAATTTTCGATACAGTTGCACCTATCATGTTACTTACTTAGAACGAGAGCGTGTATCTTTAAGCACAAGATAAGGATACTATTAATTTGGCAGGATTAATCATACCTACAAGACACTACGAGACATTGCCAGAAGTCTGCACCTTAGGACCTCGTTCCACTCAATAAGCAATATCATTTAAGAAAATTTTGAAATGGATCTAGCGTGATGATCCACAACATCGTAAATGGGAAATGGTTGATACCGGGTCTGGACTGAACGGTGAAAGTTGTGCCGCCTCAGTCGCACTCACACACCAAGGACTGCTAAGAGGCAGAGATTGGTCCTTCTAAGCAGACCCACTAAATGAGTTAATATAATATCAACCACAAGCTGCACTCCATTTGTAACCTGACAATGGTGTTAGTCTTCATGCCATGGGCGAGTATTGTCGCGCTATTGGCAAGCCTTATAGACTGTACACCACCGTTTTCATAGATGGATATGATTTCCGCATGGATCCAAAAATCACTGGGCCCAACATCACAGACGACATGATGATATGGATAGCACACAAAGGACATGCCTGGATCATTGTACCTGAATCTATTTCATCCAAAATACGCAAGGCCCATCCATGCATCTAACCTGTGGATTGCAAATGCCATGCCTGTCTAAACCCTAGCCCAAGACAGAAGATTGCGAACAAAATCACCAATTCTCTCAATGCCTGCAAGTTTGCAGCCCCACGTCATTCAGCGACACTTGCTGGCATCAAGATTACTGGTAAGATGCCGAGAATTGATCAATTAAAGCAAGTTGAACCTACGACAACTGCTTAACCCATACCCACAATGTTTCTAAAACAAGAACGGGGAGCTGTGCTGACCGGCAAGTGCATGGGCAATCACATTGCAAAACCTTCATCTGACCAAATGATATTGAAAGCTGAGGGCTATGACATGTAGTGTGACCCACGTCCAGCGATGTGGCAGTGTGGTGTTGTTTTCACTAAGATACCATATCAGACTTATGGTAATTGTGCCCACAACATGTTATTTGCATAAATATAACGGCAGTGCAAATCAAAAGGTTATGGGTCCTATTCTATGATGCGTGAATTTGTTGACTGGGCCAAAGCTCAAGTGATGGAACGATTCACCCGTGCAACTATTTACCCCCCTTCCGATGATCAAATTTTCCATGATGCAGCCACTAGAATTGACAACTCTGAACTCACCGTATCCTAGAAGGAAAAGATAAAACGATCACTCGAGCAATTGCGCAGTGCTGACAAGATCATAACTCAGTCTAATGCCCACATTAAAAGAGAGGTGACTTTTGGCAACGATTGGCCTAGGCTAATCGCTGCTAGGCATGATGGGTTGCGTGCAATATCTGCAGTGTTATATGACGTTATGGCTGACCAACTGTTTGATAATGAATGGTATATCAAACATATGAACCAAACTGAAGTCATCAAACAATGCATGGAGAAGGTTCTGGGTCAGGAATACTTATTCTGTCTTGACATGTCATCCTATGACGCATCACAGCGTGGATTGATGTGGGAGCTTGAAGCCTAGGTCGTTGAAACAATACTTGGGCCTCACTGGAAAAAAGTGTGGCAAGCAATCAGTCACAATCCAAACTATATAGTGTCAGCATTAATTATTACCTTACAATAATTGTGTCGCAACTCCGGTGAAATGACCACTTCATCAACTAATACACTTTTGACAGAATTGGCTATTAAGTGGTGTGCGCTCAAAGCTGGGCTCACAGAAGAAGAAATTAAAGCATTGGTGGAGGGTGATGATTCTATGTCTGGAGTAGCCATTGAAGCCAGGAAGAAAGTATTACTGCTTCGAGACTATATGTCAACATTGGGATTTGACACAACCTGTGACATGGAAGGATTCATATCAGACACACCCAACTTTTGCAAGATATAATTTCATTGCATTGGCTCCAAAATACTTGGTGTGAGACGACTTGATCATGCATTGTTGAAACTTGGTTGGTCCAATACTGATAGGCGGTCATAACAGCCCGCTGGGAGATTACAATATTTACGGTCAAAATTGATCGCATTGTAATACACATACAACAATTGGCAGAAGATACACTAATTGGCTGCAAAGATGGGGATCACACTACCAGCCACTGCCGAGCTTGAACCAGAAATGGACAGCTGGTTCAAGTACCAGACAACTGCGAGTGATGCAGAAATGGATATAATATACGGTGCATTGTTACAGCCAATAATTGATGACATCAAATCTCCCTATGATATTTTGGATGCTACTAAATATGCATTGTTCAATAACATTGACCCTGCTAATAAAAAACAGGACTTCGAATTTCCAGATCGTAGGTTAGCCCGGCCTCTGGACGTCAAAGTTGGCTCACTTGACGCACGGGCCAAGAATTTTATTAAATAATTAAAGAATATGAACGCATTAACTTTGGACAAAGTTAAAGCTGATGCTGCTGAATTGGAAAAGCTCTTCCAAGCAGCAACTAATATTGATGATTTTCAGACAGAAATCACCCACGTCGTCACCGTGTCTGGAATGAAAGTGCCTGTTTATGTGTTGCCAAATGCAGCCGCCATTAAATTGATGGATGAGCAACGAATACCTAAGATTTGCGCTGATCATGGACTCCTCATCCACTTGATGAGTGAGTATTACAAGGCACTACGACAACAAGACAAGTTTCAAGCACGTGAACTCATCAGGAAGGTGACTTCACACAACGGGAAACTTGGATTCAATTGGGACATTAAGGGTATTGGCTATGTTACCGTCCCCACTGACCAGAAGTAATTTGTTAGCACTTATGAAAAATTCTTGGCTGCTGCATCCAAATACCAGAAAGAAACACTCAAAAACGAAGCATATGGATAATATTTGCTTGAACGAACGAAACATTTCACACTTCCAGTGAAACAGCGTATCAATCAATTTGCATTGTCTGATGATTTTGCACCAGTTCGTTCAGTTAAGGGATACCAGTAGTTTGATTAGCAAGGCGGTGAATAGTATGATAAATCTGTCCATACTCGTCGCATTCGTGGGCTAGAAGATGAGCTTGATATGATGAGGGTTGAATTACAAAAAGCTGAAGAGATGCGGTCAAAACTGGCTGCAAATCAAATGGTTCATCCTCGTGCAATCAAAGACGCTGCAGACGCATTGGAACGAAAACTCAATGAGGAGGTTCATAACATAATGGAGGATGGTAAAATCTAATACATTAAGAGTCTAGTAGATTCATTCAATGCCTCAGTTAAGGGAGTGAGGATACCCACCATGCATCCCTAATAGACGTTTACCCACTGCCAATTTGAATCCTTTTCAATAAACACAACTGGGTACGCTGCCGGCGGGAAAACATTATTGATTTACAACCCTACTTCATTACGATGTTCCCCTGTTTTGCTTGTACAGGACCCCAATGGTGTGTTGACCCCGTTCGACACGCAAGCACCGTTTAGCAAACAAATCAAGTAATACAGTCTACAGACTGATACGTACACCAAAACCTTCGGATTGTGGGGAGGTATTGTGCCTGGAGGAAAGATTTACACTCAATGCACACAACCGTGCAAATCTCTATTTTCTTAGGTTGATCCAAGAGCCGCAGGAAAAGTCAGACTTGTTTCTGCTGGATTAAGAATATTTAAAACTAGCACTGCTATCTCAGAATCTGGCACCATTCGTGTTGCTTACAAACCACGCGGAGGAGCTGCTTAGTCATCACTGGATAGATTGCTTGAGACAGGATCCACAAATTCCAACAACCTTAAATTGTTTCCCAGTTAAGCACAAAAGTTAGACACAAGGGCTGGTTTTCTTTGCCAAGTAAATTACAGACCGCACAGTGTGGAAGATATTGAATAGTTTGTTGAACCAGTTCAAGATTTCACGTCTGGGCCAATGAATGGACTATCAATTTTCAATCGACCAGTGAATGCCGCTAATGGTGAGGATTTTGAAGAAGACGCTGCTCTAGCAAATGCTCGTGGTCGCTTTTTGGGCCCGGTTGGATTATACGCTAGACCTACTGGTGGTGATTGGAATTACGTCAATGACATTTAAGCAAACTAAGCTGATGCGACTTACAACGGAGCATATTATGCTCTATCCACGGAGGACATTGGTCGTAATCACACCGTTATTATAGCATTTGAAAGCTAACAAAACATATCTTACGATGTTGAGATAATTCGCCATTTTGAAATCATACCTTCTGAGGAAGCAGCCATGGAAACAAGATCAGTTCCATTGGAATATCAATACACATCGGCACTTGATATTTTGCGTCAATATAATATTCAACAATTACTTGTCAATCCTTTTGCTCCTGCTCAAATATCAACAACAACTACATTGTGGTAATTGGATCATATATATTCAGCTCAAATGAATGATATCACTCGCATGATGCATCACGTTTCATTACCTAAAGAAGAGAGAATACGTGGACTGATTGGTTCAGGATTGAAATGGCTATTGAAGTTGATTGCACCTGCATTGATAAGCAAAGCATCTGATACCGCCTAAAACTGGGTTAACACTCACACAAAGGGGTACGATGACATTTATGAGCATGATGAACCTGACAACATGAGTGAAAATGCCGACATTGAAAAGAACCCCGGACCCGTTGTAGGATACAAATTAGTCCGTCGCAGAACACAAGTGAGATTGGATGATGATAAGATGGAGATGGACACCGAGGAGGACGAGGAAGACCTTGGTCTTGCTGAGATCTAGTGGCGTTGATCATGATGATGACAACACCATTCTTAAATTGAGTTTTCCCCTAGAGCCAATATACCTGTATCACTCACTATTATCATTTCTATTTTACCTTTATTATCAACTATATTATTGTAAATTACCCATTTTTCTGCCTGAGCATTGATTGATGCTCCCTGCTGATGTCCTGGTTTCCAGGCGTAGCGCACGCGATGACAGGTCTGCACACACCTGTCGTACATTAGCCTTTCTACCTAATCTTATGTAAATAAATAAACAAACTAAACAAATAAATTGACATGTATGACAAAACAAAACATTAAAAACAACAAAAAGTGCGCAGCGAGACGGATCTCGCGCACCTCAACTGTGAGGTGGTGATAGTTGTGCACCTATCACCCAGCATTATTCCCCTGATTGGCTGGCTTACTAATCTTGCG